AATCGATGGATAATCAACCTGCGCCGAAAAAGCGCGGTAGACCCAAAAAAGACCCGAATGCGCCAAAAGCCACATATCAACTTTCTACAAAGGAACGTGCGAGACGTGCGGCGCAGGGCCGTCTCAGATCGGCTAAAACAAGAGCCGCAAAGTCCAGCCAACAAGCAGCGGATAAAAGATACTATGCACGAGAGCTTGAAAAAACAGTGGGCAAAGTTGAAAAAGCCCTTGTCGGCGCTGAATCTGCCACAATCGATCTTGGGGATCTATCTGATTTACCTGCAGCAGTGTCGGAGCTTGTCGGCGAAAGCGAAGTGGTGTTTCAGCCGAATGAAGGTCCGCAAACGGAGTTTCTTAGCGCAGGTGAACGAGACGTACTATACGGAGGTGCTGCGGGTGGCGGAAAAAGCTTTGCACTTCTTGCTGATCCGCTACGTTATTGTCACAATCCTAATCATCGCGGTCTTCTTTTACGTCGTACACTCGACGAACTAACAGAACTGATCGACAAGTCGCGCCAGCTTTACCCCAAAGCTTTTCCGGGCGCGAAGTTCAGAGAGTCAAAGTCCACGTGGGTGTTTCCATCCGGGGCAACAATTTGGTTCACCTATCTTGACAGAGACAAAGACGTAACACGTTTTCAAGGTCAAGCGTTCAACTGGATAGGTATCGACGAGATAACGCAATACCCCACACCGTACGTTTGGGATTACCTTCGCTCTCGTCTCCGTTCTACTGATCCCGAGTTGCAGCAAAACTTGTACATGCGCTGCACAGCTAACCCCGGTGGTGTCGGCGGCTGGTGGGTCAAAAAAATGTATATCGATGGTATCGAGCCTAACAAGCCGTACGCTGCTTTTGACATCGATACTATGCGCCCGTTTCTGTGGCCCGACGGCCACGAAAAAGCAGGTCAGCCGCTCTTCTACCGCAAATTTGTACCGGCGCGGCTGACTGACAATCCCTATCTGATTGCAGACGGCCAGTACGAGGCGATGCTCAGATCGCTCCCGGAAGTCGAGCGGAAGCGGCTTCTTGACGGGGATTGGGACGTGGCGGAGGGAGCGGCCTTCCCCGAATTCTCACGAAGCCTTCACGTAGTCGAGTCGTTTGACCTGCCTACTAACTGGCCTCGTATCCGTGCAGCCGACTACGGCTACGCTGCCCCGTCTTGTGTCCTTTGGGGCGCAATCGACTGGGATAATAACATTTGGATATACAGAGAATTATACGAAAAGCACTTGACAGCCGAAGAACTGGCTGATAAAATATTAGAAGCGGAACAACTGGACCCGCTGCCTCACTACACTGTTTTGGACTCCTCATGCTGGAACAAGACAGGATTCGGTCCTTCTATCGCAGAAGTAATGATGCGTCAAGGTGTTCGTTGGACGCCCTCGGATCGAAACAGGATTCAAGGAAAGATGGAAGTTCACCGTCGGCTTGCAAAAGAGCCGTATTCCGGTGAACCCCGTCTTCGTATTTTTTCCTCGTGTTCAAATATCATAAAACAGCTTTCCGGTATCCCCCTGTCAAAAACAAACAGTGAGGATGTCGATACAAAAGCAGAAGATCACGCCTACGACGCCCTTCGCTACATGATGATGACCCGCATGAGCGGATACGCATCTATACATCAACAACTCGGCGCAATCAAGAACCAAGTATATCAAGTTCAAGATGAGACTTTCGGATACTAACTAGATGTCAAAGAATCTGATAAATACAAAGTTCGATCCGTCTCAGATCAGTTTGCGTGATTTGATGGAACTGTACGCACGAGACAGAAAGCGCAACGTCTCAAATTTTGTCGGAAGTCTGTCTGCCCCCGAATTCAAAGCGTATATGGACAAGCCCGCCATCGAGTTTTTCGAGGCGGCACGGGACGAGAATAATCCACTTCAACAGTATTTTGATCAGCAAGCTGCGAAGGGTGTAGGTCCGGGAGGAGCAAAGAAGGCATTTTCTGCCGTTAAGCTTCTCGAAGAAAATGTAGTAAATCAGCTAAAACGACTCGACCGTATGGGCGACTATGCTGATGACACAAATGGATTTCCAAAGCTCACTGATACTGTCGTAGAACCGGCAAAGGGTCAACCCCGCTCTAAGAAGCTTCGCATCAATCCTGCGAAATACGGTGAATTGATGATGGGCCTCGTAGAGCATGCCCGTCAAAATCCGAAAGATGTCCCTGTAGTTCGCGCTCTCATGACGCAGATGTATCTCGGCTTCCGTCCGAAAGAGATACTTCAGATGCCCATGAAAGACACAATTCGTCCGGCTGACGAAGGCAGCGTATCGAAGGGTTTGTTTCTTCCGGCTGACTTGGCAAAGATGGATGAAGCCATGTCCATCCCTCTCAGCCCGCACGTAGAGTCTATGCTAAACAGTGCAATCGAAAGTAACAATTCGCGCTTCGGCAATAAAGAAGTTCCGGACCTCATGTTTGTCGGGAATGACGGAAAACCTCTCCCGAAGGGTTCACTGTCTCGCGTTCTCAAAAGCATCACTGTTCCCGGCATTCTAGAAGATGCCCGCACAGGCGAGAAGTTTGACAATCTCACCGCAGCATACGACCTTCGCAGAGGACATGCTACCTTCGTAAACATGCTTGGATTTTCTCCTCAAACCGGCGGAGAAATGAAGGCACGGGCAATCAAAGAAGCTGGGGGCGGCGAAGAGCCTAAGTATATTGCCAAGCCTTTTGGATTTTTCACAGCGCAGCAGCTTGGACCACACATTGCACTTCACAACGCTATCCTCGAAGTGTTTGCACGAGCATCCGGCGTTGAAGGGGCGGGTCTAAATAAGGGCATTATATTCGATCCTCGTGAGGATATTCTTGAATCAAGCCTAAAGACTAACAGACTAGCTGATATGCCCACAATAAATGTCGCGGAAATGGGCGAGGTAAGAATTCCCGGCGCATCTCTTCCGTCGAACATCGCTCTTCCTGCAGAGCCGGAATTTGATGCAGATACTCCCGCACCAGCAGCTAAAAAATCCCTTAGTCTTTCTCAGATGGCGGAAGCTCTTAACAGCGCCGTTTCGAGCAAAACAGTAAAAACAGGGGCGGGAATGTTGGCCGGAGCGGCAGGTGTAACTGCCCTCATGACAGATCCTGCGGAAGCGGCAGTGCCGATGGCAGTAGAGATGGGGACTGAAGTCGGGGCGCGATCTGCTCTGAAGGCAGCGTTGCCTATGGCGGCTGGAACTGGCCCTCTCGCTCCCGCAGCAATCGCAGCTATTGTCGCTGCGGAATCAGCGTCTCCGTCCGCTGGCGCAGGGGCACAGCAGCTTAACGTCGAAGAGCAAATGCAGCTAGACGTTGCCCGCAGGACGGGAGATATCGGCGTAGAAAAAGAACTAATGGCCCGCGAACCGATTACTGAAGTTGGGGGATCAGACGCCCCGACATTCTCTTTGGATCAAGATCTTGGACAGAGAGTTACTCGTCAAACATCCACTGACGAAATGACTTTTCAGTCGATTATAAACAGACGCAAACAACGCAATGCTATGAACGAGGCAATAGAAACTCGTTTTCCATAGAAAACACTTGAGGAGACTCCAATGCCAAACAATAACTACAACTACGGCGCTTCTTACATCAACGCCGCTTGCACTACTTCTGTAGACGATCAGATGGGTGCTGACCAGCTTTACCGCGAAGGTCTTGAGTTTGACACTCGCGCAAAAACTGACGTTCTGACCGAAGACATGCCCAAGAAGCAGACAAAAACTACTGTCGATCCTTCTGTCATGCGGATGGCCGAAGAGCGCGATTACTAAGGGATACCCCTCATGGAAGATAGGTTTCTAGAACCTGCGGATGACGAGCCGGTAGATATCGCTTCTCCCGAAGATCAATTTTCAAATTTGGCCGCACACGTCAAAAAGAAATTTGAAGATTCAGAGAACGGTCGCTATGCGTACGAACAACGCTGGCTACAGGCTTACAAAAATTTTCGTGGTATTTACGATTCGTCCACTCAGTATCGCGATTCTGAGCGTTCGAAAGTTTTTATCAAGATCACGAAGACTAAAGTTCTTGCCGCATACGGGCAAATTGTTGACATTCTCTTTGCCAACAAAAAGTTTCCGCTGGTTGTAGAGTCTACTCCTGTCCCCGAAGGTGTGGCAGAGTTCGCCCACATGAAGACTCCGGTGGACGATATTGTTAATCCCGAAACACCTCAAGACCCGTATGGCTTTGAGGGGGATGGTCGCCAGCTTCTTCCGGGCGCGTTGCAAGCAGAAGAATCAAAAGACTTTCTCGGGGCGTACAAGAACGACTTTGCAAACGCACCCGTTGTAGAGGGTCCGAGCCGCATGGGGGAGCCTCAGTTCTCCCCGGCTCAAGAGTCTGCACTAAGAACAGAGAAGATTATTCACGATCAACTCGTGGATACTAACGCCGTCACTGTTATTCGGAAAAGTATTTTTGAGGCCGCACTTCTTGGTACAGGCGTCATAAAAGGTCCGCTTAACATGTACAAGCGAGTTCATCGCTGGGTAAAAGGCGATGATGGTGAGCGCGAATACGATCCGCTAGAGAAAGTTGTTCCTCGCATCGAACACGTGTCTGTTTGGGACTTCTACCCCGACCCTGCAGCAACAAGCATTGAAGATTGCGAATACGTCATTCAACGTCATCGCATGAATCAGCAGCAGCTTCGCAGTCTGCTTCTTATGCCGTACTTCCGGTCAGAAGCCATCGAAGAAGCTATCGCCTCCGGTCCAAACTACGTCGATAAATACTTTGAAGATACGATCAGAGAGGACGAGACTGAGGCGTACTACAACGAATCTCGCTATGAGGTTATGGAATACTGGGGCGTACTGGATGCTGACATGGCCTATCAGATCGGCATGGAAGACATCCCGGACAACCTCACGCAACTTCAAATCAATGCGTGGATTTGCGGCGACAAAGTTCTTCGCTGTGTAGTCAACCCCTTTACTCCTGCGCGTGTGCCGTTCTTTGCTTTGCCGTACGAGATCAATCCGTATCAGATTTGGGGCGTTGGTATTGCAGAGAACATGGAAGACGCACAGATGCTGATGAACGGTCACGTTCGTATGGCAATCGACAATCTCGCTCTCGCGGGCAATCTTGTATTTGATGTGGATGAAGCCTCTCTTGTCCCCGGACAGAACATGGACATCTTCCCCGGTAAGATTTTCCGACGCCAGTCGGGTGTGACCGGCACTGCAATCAACGGCTTGAAGTTTCCGAATACGGCACCGGAAAACATTCAGATGTATCAGATCAGTCGCCAGCTTGCTGATGAGGAGACAGGTTTGCCCTCGATCATGCACGGTCAGACGGGCGTGACAGGCACAGGCCGTACAGCAGCAGGTCTGTCTATGCTCATGGGAGGTGCAAGCCTTTCCATGAAGACCGTCATTAAGAACGTAGACGACCATCTCTTGAAGCCGATGGGAGAAGCGTACTACCAGTGGAACATGCAGTTTAACGAAAGTATGGATGACATTGGTGGCGATCTTGAGATCAAACCTCGCGGCGTAGCGTCAGTGATGCAAAAAGAAGTACGCAGCCAGCGTCTCACTGGACTTTTGCAGACTGTAGCCAACCCCATGCTGGCCCCGTTCATCAAGATCCCGAATCTTATGCGAGAGTTGGCTATATCTCAAGATATCGACCCGGAGAGCTTAGTAAACGACATTAACGAAGCGCAAGTATACGCTCAAATGCTTCAAGGGATGATGGCAAATGTTGAACAAGGAACAGGCGAGGCTGGTGGCCCCGCTGATCAACAACGACAAGGCATGGGAGGGTCTGAGGGAGTATCTGACCAA